ATGTAATAGTAATCGTCGCCTTGCTTTACTATAATATAACTAAGATTAATTTTAGAAAGGAAGAAAAATGTACATACAAGAACAAGAAGATCGTGATTTTATTTACGCATCACGCCAAGATTGGGATCGAGCCGAAGCTAGAGAAATTGGTTCCCAAAATCCTGATAGAGCTTATATCAGTACAGGTAATGATGTTTGGCACGTTAACCCATTTTGGGGTAAGTATGATAAGTGGGGTAATCCTTTACGAAAAGAAGCCCCTCATTCTCGTATCCCTCACCCAGAAGATTGTGCTGACGAGGAAGATGACGAGTTAATCGAGCAGTTAAAGAAAGAGGAGAATTTATAATGTATGCACTTTATGCACACCGTGAGGGAATGACTAATATCTTTATCAGGACATTCAATATGCTTTGCGAAATGGATGATGTAACTATTGAAGCAGGCTCTGGTCCTGATCCTAGTCGAGCTGGTTTTATAAATTATCATTCTTTCCCAGAAGGCTACGAAGCATTTGCCCTCAATCTTAGTTCAGGTGAGTTAAACCATTTTACTGATGGCTGGGCTCTTGTTCAAGACGAGGAGCTTCGTCAAGACTTCTTTTGTAGCTTTTCCTGTTTCGCTTAACTAACTTGGGGCAGAAATGCCCCAATGTCCCTCCTGTTCACTTTTCATGTTTTAATTTCTAAAACTCACGTCATAATCTCATAATATCATAATATCTTCTGTAATGCTCTGTGGCTCTTGGTTCTTGGCTATGATATTTGTTTTCAAGATATCATAACTGTTAGTCATAGATAAAGGGTCGGGAGAAAAGTTTTTTGTTTTTAGAATAAAAAACCATTGTATATTACTATTGTGTCTGGTAAGATATAAGGAAAGAAAACAAAGAAAGCGAGAAAAGGTCATATTGATGAGAGATCTTGTGTACACTCCAGTTTCGCCATCAGAATGTGGAAATTACTGGGTTTGCTCAGATGGTAAGAGACATCGACCATTACTACCAAAGCACAAAAAGTTTTGTAGACTATATGTTGAAGGAATGTCTGCTGCAGCTGCAGCGAGAAAATCAGGCTTTACGAAAGACATGATTGGCTCAAAAGTTCAAGGTTCTGCAATGCTTCGTAAGAATCCACTGGTTGGCAATTTTATTATTGAGCTTTTGGAAAAGCAGAAACAACGAGCAGAAGTTAGTGTTGACTCACATCTAACAGAACTTTCCCATTTGCGTGATGAAGCGAAGGATTCAGGGCAAATTGCTGCTGCGATCTCTGCCGAGGTGTCTAGGGGCAAGGTAGCAGGGTTGTATATAGATCGGAAGGAGGTCATGGTTTCAAAGATGGAAAGCATGAGTTCAGAGGATCTTGTCTCAAGGATAAAGCAAATTGTAAATGGAAGCAATATGAAAGTAGTAGAACATGAAGACAGAAAAGAGCCTGTATCAAACGCTAAAGAACAGCTTACCCAAAGTTCACTGGCAAAGGATTGAAACAGGAGCCCTTGGCACAGGAGTGCCTGACGTCAACGCTTGTTGGCAGGGTAACGAGTTTTGGATTGAACTCAAGATAGGAACGATACAGTCAGTCAATCTATCAGCCCAGCAATGTGCATGGCACACGCGTCGTGCAACTCGAGGAGGTGTCTCTTGGATTCTTATTCATGACCCTTCAAAACATCAAATTTGGTGCGTTCCAGGCAGTCAGTCAGTCAGTCTAAGAAATCGTACCCTCTGTTCATCATCACCCACCATTCATCATCAACAACATCCGTTTGACTGGAAGCTCGTGCTAAAGCAATTTTGTTTGATTGACCGAATGACTGTCTGATTGACTGAATGACCGAATGACTGATTGACTGATTGACTCGGATCCAGGCAGCAGGAATCATTTTGTCATAAAAAAGATTTTAAAATCAGTAATTAATACTTTACTATAGTAAGATACTCGTATATGATAGTGGTATAACTTAATTTAAATAGAAAGGTAGAAAGTTATGAAAAAGTCAAAAAAGGTTGCTCCTGTCGCTAAATCTCCTGTAGGTAATTCTGGTATCCCTGCTCCTGCTAAAAACGGTTTTAATAATCGTAAAGTTACTTTGATAACAAAGGTTATTGAAAATCGTAAGATAGCTGGTCAGGCTATGATTATTCTAAATACTATTGAAGCTCTTGGTGGCTCTGCCACTCAAGGCGAGGTAGTTGATAACTTGCTCGCGAATGGTTTAAAAACTGTTCAGTCGCCAAAAAGAATTTATGATTTCTATCGTAAGTTATTGGTCGAGGATGAGTATATTAAACTCGATGCTTAATGATTGAGGGAGCCTCGGCTCCCTCTTTTTTTGCCGATTGCACCTGATTGACTGACTGACTGGGGCTCATCATCATAGCCCTTCATCATAGCCTTTCATCATCACTTATTACAGCACGAGCAAAGGTTCAGGTATAATAATGACCCATTCTCTCTACTGGTTTGTTTGACTGATTGACTGATTCACCCAAAATAATTAGTTAACAATGTTAATAAAAAAAGTTAAAAATAATTAATATTTTACTTTACTTTAGTAAGAAAATGACAATAATAGAATTATAACTTAGAAAGATAGAAAGGAAAATATTATGTCTAAGAAAATTACTAAAATCGTAGCTAACGGTGCTACTATTACTCCTACCGTTAATAAGTCTTCTATTGCTAAATGTGGTATTCCTGCCCCGTCTCCTAAAGGTAGTAATAACGTAGTTTATAGTTTAACTGATAATGTATTAGAAAACTTAAAGGCTTATCCTTTACCAGCCCAAGCCCAAGCTATTCTATATAGTTTAGATAATCTTGGTGGTACGGCTACTAAAGGGGAAATTATTAAGGATTTAAAAAATCCTGAAACTACTAAATTATCTACTACCCAGTCGGTCGAAAGGATTTGGACTTTTTACCATAAAAGGCTTTTAGGTGATTACTTTAAAGTTAACTAATTTACTGGGGGGCTAGTAGCCCCCCTTTCTTAGAAAGGATATTAAAATGAAATTATTCCACGTGATTATTTGTACTATTTGTTTTTTCTTAGCTACGTTGTACTTTATTACTTCGTTCTTAATTTGGGATCCAGTCCATATTAGTATTGGCTTATTATTAATATTCGGTACTGCTTGGGCTACGGCTAGGGAAATAGCAAAACCTTAAAACTTGGGGGCTTTTAGCCCCCCTTTTTTTTACGCACACCACCCTATTATAAAAGCGACACGACAGCCCCCCACCCCCCTTTACAGCGAGAACCACCCTTTTTCTAGCACTAAAGTGCAAGGTTGTCAGCCGATATACCAGAAATTTTACGATAGGATCTTTTTTGGTTTTAATTTTTTCATAAATAGGTTATATCTGGAAAAAAGGAGTCAGTAATGCGAGTTGGTGGAGTAGCAGCAATTCCTACAGATACTATACCAAAACAAACCACGATTAGTGGTCAGCCACACATGCTCGCATATATCAATCCCCAAGAAGCCCAATTATTACAAGACCGTGGAGGGATTGGTTCATTATTCGGTATTCCTACTTTTTACAACCCTGCTGATGATATGGGATTAGAAAGTTCTGTTGCAGATCAAGCCTCTGTTTCGGCAGGGATGGGAGCAACAAGTACAGAAGGCGATCCAGGTATAGGCACAGTAGGGTTCACTGGACCAAATACAAACATGGGGTTATCAATGACTGACTTTAATTACAACCCTACTATAGGAGGGGAAAATGTTACAATAACGGAATTGGGTCCCCCAGGATCTGCTAGTAAACCTAGCACAGGTTTTTCAATAACTCCTAAAAATGTTGCCAGAGGTATAACAAGTCTCTTATCTCTTGTTCCTAATCCTGTACAACCTTTAGCTCAAATGGTAAGTAAAGGGCTTGCTATACAAGATATAGGAAACGTACTTGGTGGCAGTCGAGAGGGTGCACTTGGTAGTATAGTAGGAGCTATAGAAAATTTTTCATTAACTGATTTAACAGCTGATCTTGCAGCACAAGCAAGGGGCGAAAAATAATGGATTGTTACCATTGTGGTACAGAATTAATTTGGGGTGGTGACCATGA